ATCCCATACTAGCTTTAATTTATTATCTTTTGCTTTCTCGGTAGCAATCGCTTTAAGCGTTGTAGTTTTCCACGATTTGTCTTTCTTTTTCTCCCGCAAGTCAGTACTACCGATAATAGCGACACCTTTGATTTTAACTACATCAGGAAGGCTACTGCCCTCGAATTCATCAATTTCAAATTTGCCGATTGGCAACGTAAATTGTTCATCCCCTAATTTCTCCCATGCTACGGTATTAATTGCCACTTCTAGTAATGACCCTTTCACAGGGTACCAATCGCCGACCCATAGACGGCCCCTATCTTCTAGTGAGATAGCCACGTCATCTACAGTTCCTGAAAGGTTATCTGTGAAAGTTACATCAAGAAGGTATTTACTAATATCGTCGGTGATGTCCTTTGACTCCTTACTCCCCCAATGTTGGTAACCAATCGTACACCATGCCCGCCGTGCTAACTTCGTTTGTGGCGTTAAATCTTTCTTCCATTTCTGGACCTTAGCTAGGCTCTTTTGTAAGCTCATATACTATCGCCTCCATGGTGGTAAGAATTCAGGCAAGGAATCAGCAGGAACATCTGGGCATGTTAACACAACACCAGCGGAAAATATCGCCGTATTACGATGTTTTTGGTTTGCTTCTAACAATAGATTAATGTATCGTTCGTTGCCATACACCTTATAAGCGATTAAATCCCACATATCCCCTTGTATTGTTGTATAACTAGTCATAACTCAACCTCCGTTGTCCGGCGGTATAGCTACGCATCATTTGTTCAAATTCTCGCATTTTAGCATCCAATGCCGACATAATATCATCAGTTGAACCATTACCAGCATTTATAACTGGTGCAAATGTAATCTGTACAGGTGCCCCACTATTACTAGATGAGGATACAACAGGCACGCTAGGTGCTAATGATACAGTAGGCGCTACAGCTGACTGCGCACTACTCACACCTAACATTCGTCCGGCCGTTTGCCATAGGTTCATAGCATTAGCACTACCATCAATAGGTACAATTACTTCAGGATATCCAGCTTCACCAATCAATGCGACTTCCGGAGATGTAATCACACCACCATTAGCATACGCATTACCGCCTGCAGCTTGAACACCTACAGTAAAGCCACCACTAAATTGAGCCTTAATGCTATCCCATGCGCCTGAAATTGCATTAGATACAGCACTAGGAATTTGTTTAATCCAGTCTAATACCGCATTATAGGCATCACTTGCCCATTGGCCTGCGGCAGCTACGAAACTGGCTCCCGCATCAGCACATGCACTTGGTAAATTCATGATGAAATTAATAACATCGTTAACCAAACTACTAATCCATGATGTGGCCGTAGCATATGCCTCAGAGGCAAACGAAATAACCGCCGCTACAAACTCAGCGCCCAAAGTGATCATGTACATAGGTAAGTTAATTAAGAAGTTGTAGATATCATCGACCATAGCACTAAATGTAGTAACTGCGAAGTTATAACATTCAGTAGCGAATGATACAACGGCAGATATAACAGCAGTACCAACTTGTACCGCTATCTCTGGTAATCGCAAAATAATGCCTATTATGAATCCTACGGCCATACCAATATATGTTGGTAGGTTTAACCATAGATTTACATAAGCAATTATTGCCGCTTTCAATGCATTAAATGCGCTAAGGCCTAATGATAAGAACCCATTAATTACAGCCATAATACCGGATATAATGGCGCTCCATGCGGAACTTAAAGCAGAACATACGCTATCCCATATTGAACTCAATCCAGAACATACACTATCCCAAACAGATGTTAACGTGGCACAGATAGTATCCCAATTAGTTACTAATAGGTATATCACCGCAATAATCGCCATGATAGCGATTACCCATGGACCACCTATTAATGCACCCGCTGCTTTAAATGCACCCGTTGCCGTTTCTACACCTTTAAATGCCGTGGTAATTGTAGTAATACCTGATGCTAGTTTTGTAGCCGTACCATACAGTAAGGCTAATTTCAATCCATTAGTGACTACGGCGGCAATAGCTTCCTTATTATCCTTCATGAAGGTTACAACAGCTTGCAATACCGGTATTAGTGCCGGTAATATTTGCTGAGCAATCGGTATAAAGGCTTGTGCCAACCCTAATGCAACTTGCGTAGCTTCCGCTTTCAAGATGTTCATTTGTAGCCATATTTCATGGAGTGATTTAGGATCTATTCCGACGCCTTTGATTTGTGATGCGGCCGCTTGTGCATCTGCATAGTTCTCAAATACTTTAGTAAGCTCCATGCCTTTTGCACCTAGCGTTTCAAGCATGAATTCTTGTCCCCGGCCTTGTGCTACCGCATTTTGGTAACCTTTAGCCATTGCATCCAACTGTTGATTCATAGGCAATAACTTGCCATTGGCATCGGTTAAGGATACACCAAATTGACTGAGATATCCTTGCAAAGCTTCAGCACTTTTACCGCCACCAGCCAAAGTCTTATCCATTTTAGCGAAAGACTTTGCGGCCGCTTCTACATCAACACCACTTAATGTCATAATCTTCTTAAATTGTGCCGTTTCAGCGGTTGTCATATGTAATTTATTAGACAATTGATAAAGTGCTTCGCCAGCATTTACTACATTATCTATAATGGCACCAATACCAAACCCACCGGCGGCAACCATAGCGAAACTTGCAAGCTTTCCTGTAATACCACTTACCGCAGCACTAGCACCTTGCGCAGCTGATGCAGCACCTGCTAAAGGACTTGCACCACCCATTTTACTGATTGCATTTTGATGCGCCGTCTGACTTGCGATATTAGACCGTAACCGGGCTTGCCGTTGTAACATAGAATTCAGCTTTTGCTCAGCTGCAATTGCTGCGTTCCTATCGCTAACATTACCAGTCTTTTGCGATATAGCTTGTAGTTTTCTATATTGCGCCTGTTGATCTTTGATTACATTAGATAATTTATTGAGTTCCTGAGATGCTTTTGATACGGAGGAAGATAACCCGCCATCGAGTTTACCTTTAATGGCAATCGCCATTTCTAAGACTTTATTGGCCATTATTTTCTCCCTTTCATTGTTTTATTCTCGCGCTCGATACTATCACTAATGAGCCGAACGTGGACTATGAACTCATCCACGTCTAGCTCTCTAATGAAGTAGTCCATCGGTGTGCTAGTGTATTTACTACACGTAATTGCACACTCAGTAAAATACCGTTCTAGGTCTGTTATTTTTCGGAATTGAGCAAAAAATTCTGTACCTCTAAGCACACTCTAGTGAAATCGGCAGCCGGGAGACTATAAATATCATCCACTTTACATCCGCATACAGCAGCTGCTACATGTGCTTGATACGTCATGGATAATGCCGGAACTGTAATAGTTTTATCTTCACCCTTAGCGGACTTTTCGCATTTAATTAATGTGTACCCGCTGATGCCTTCAAATTGTAAGGAATGACCAGCTTTTACTAATTCAATACCTGTTTGTTCATGTGTTTCGTTCATAGTGTTATGTTTACTCATTAGTGATCGTCCTTTCTACAGACTAAATACCAAGTGCAGCACGAACATCGCCAAGGAAGTCGGTGCCATCAGAAATAGAATCTTTATAGGCGTATTTATCGATTTCACGAACTACCTTGCCATCTTGTTCGAGTTTCAAGTATGTAGTTTCGATTGTGTTCGTTGCATCGATAGTATTGCCAGATTCATATGTGCCATTTTCTTTAGATTTAGCACGGCCACGAATAACAGCACGTGTAGGCACGATTACATATTTATCTTTGCCACTATCCCAACATTGGATAGCACCACGTACTTCTAAGCGTACGCCACGACCACCTGTAAGGCGGTGTGTAGTTTCTGTTGGAGTGTTCCAAGTAAGTTTTGTTTCCATAGAGGAGTAGTGTCCAATAACTGGCGCTTCTACTTCACCTGCAATGCCCACACCTTTTACAGTTTGAGTCATTACAGATTCGCTAGGTAATTCCACTTTGGCAACACCTAAACAGTTGTCAGAGCCTTCTTCGTATACACGGAAGTCATTAAGTACTTCCGGCACTTGATTGATAGATGCCATGATTAATTACCCCTTTCTATACGGTTTGAAATAGCGTTTTGAAATAGGAAACATCGTATTCAGAAATGCTTTCAATTTCTTGTGCTGGAATTGGAGGTGTACGGTATTTATGGAAGCGAATAATACCATTCAACAAATCTGTTGTAGGGTTTTCTGCTTCTTTGAATTCAATACGACCGCCCAAGATAAATCCACGAGAAGTAAGACCGTTAAGACGGATTGTTTCACTATCAAGAATTGTCTTGATATTACGAGGCAAGATAGGCATATCCACTTTTTGCCAATACGTTAAGATGAATGTTTGATCATCCCAATCATTGAAACGACGTACACAAATAAATGTATCCTTAACATCAGTTGTACCAGGATATGCACCTGTGTAGTTGCCCCAAGATACCCAGCCATTGATATTAACGGCCGTCATAATCCCTTGAGAGTTCAATAAATTAGCTTGGGAATGAGTAAGCATTACTTCCTTACCATTAGCTAAGCATAAGCCTGTGATGTTCATAGACTTATTGGAAGGGGATAACGTAGGAATATCGCTATTGGATGCATCACATTTGCCAATAATGCCCATGATGTGCGTAGACATATGGAACCTATAATCGCCATTGCGAACCATCGGCCAACATACGACTTCAGATTCACCTGTATAGCTATTACCTTTCTTCCATTCGTAAGCATCTGTGTATTTAACAACTTGTGTAGTATCGATATCTACCAAAGTAGTCGCACCAAACAAGTTATTAATAACACGAGATTTTGCTTTCATCACGGAAGCGACTGTAGGATGTTGAGAGAATCCAGGTGCAGCAATAAGACCAGGTACAATACCGAAATGATGATAGATTGTATCAATCAATTCAAAGCCTGTTGCTTTTTCATTACTATCTACACCGCCGATTACGTTTTTATAATCGAAGTTTTCTACATCGAGTTCATCGTATGTGAGGTCCAATGTACTTGCGGAATCGAACTTACCACCTTTGATAACAGAGATGATTAATTGATTTTTGTCATCAAATGCCGCCGTGTAATCTGTGTTGGCCACACCTGTTTGACCGCCACTAGATACTTGCAATGTGTTAAGCAATACTGCAGCTTTTACAATGCATTTCTTTTCTGTCAATGTAGCAGTTGTTGTAGTGGATTTCTTATGTTTAGCAGGATCCAATACGTTAACAAATACGATTGGAGCTACGCCATACAATTTGAATTGTGCGTACATTGCTTCACACAATGTGAAATGTGTCCAATCTTCAGAATAGCCAAGTTGTTGAACAGCTTCTTCCCAGCTATAACAGATGATTGGCTTATTAATTACTGCGCTAGGGTCTTCTGTAAGGTGTACAGGTGCAGTACCGAACACAATTGGAAGGCCGGCAGTAGTTTGGACAGGAGCAATTACAGAGGTAGCTTGCTCACTTGTTTTGACGCCATGATAAAAGGCCATTTACTTCACTCCTTTATAATTCTTCAATGCGTTAACATAGAATACATTTAATTGTGTGCCTTGTGTTCTCACATCAATCATTGCTTGGTTGAGTTCGTCCAGAGGCACGAATAAATGCATAAAAATAGGGTCTTCCGCTTCCGGCAGTGGTGCACCGTCGCTAAATACCATGAATTGATTTAACCGGCTACTGCGGAACGAAGGCCCAACATATACAACAGGGTTCATCGTTGTCTCCTATTCAATTACTTTATTATCCGTAAATATCTTGTTTAGATTTCTACGAATAACTGGAATGTACACTTCAAATTCAAGATATCCAACCCATTGAGGGTATGGTTGATCATCAGGAATTGTTGTATTAACGGTATTCTCCTTAATTTCATATTTAAGTGCTACTGGATTATCAGATAGTAACCGCTCACGCACTACCTCTAAGAGGTGATATAGTCCGACATGACCTTTTGTTAAGGCCTCGTCATAAGTAGTTACCAATACAGTAATACCTACCGTCGAACTATCCGCATCACTAACAGAATACGGATGCACTACTACGGCTGGACATAACTTGCGCTTATCTTCATTCTTATCCACCCTTGGTAAGAAC